TCCATCAGCGGTAATTGATTCAGACTCAAGCGTTCTGTAGTAGCTAGAAATCGCATCTTCAACAGGCCGACTTCGCATCCGACCATTCAGTACGGCATAGACAGTCTTAATAGACCTTCCTGAGCCTTCCGCGACTACTTTGACCAAATCTCCGTACTTCTGATTCCTTTTCTTGCGGCGCTGCGCCGCCTTCCACTCGCTCATTACGATGAGCAATCTGCCACCGCTCCAGGCGCTCGTCAACGCACTTTGGAGTTCAAGTCGTGAAATGCACAGCCTAAACCCCAGAAAACGCGAGCGTAAAAAAATCAGTGCAAGACCGTTTTCTAGCTAGAAACCGGAACTGGCGATTTCACCGTTTTCGCAACCGACTGTGAAGTGTTATTCATATGGCGAAGAAGACACAGCCTCAATGTCCTAATGCCGTCCTCAAACAACTGCGGCATTACGGGCTCACAGGTGTTCGCGCACAGTTCCACACGGCGCTGGCACAAGCATCAGGTCAGTCAGATATGTTTTATAAAGCCATCCTGCCGACACGCGCGCGGGCTTGAACGTCACTCGGTCGTCTGGATGCGGCCGTTTGACGATTCAGGTCGGCGTAGACTTGGTCAGCAGCTTAGGCATGAAAGTTGCGGGCCGGTGGGATGCGGGTGGGGTGGCGCCTTCGCTGTGTGCAGCCCTACCCCCTGAGCTAGAGGGTGCGCGATGGTCGGGACGATCTCATGGATCACGAGACAGAATCTACGACTTAGGCCTTCCAATCGACGCCTTTCTGAATACACGGAAGCACGATATGGACGACAGCTCGTTCGTCGCAGTTTTCGCGTCAGTTGGCGACTTGGCTGCGCACGGGAAATGTTGAGCCTATGTTAGCAAACTCCCGAACAAAACGGTGGTTTTCCGGGCCTGCATCGCGCTAGGACCGACCGCCTGAGCCTAGCAGGCCGACGGGCCCACTCCTGCAAGGAATGCTCGCACCTTGGCGTTGATGGCTTCACGTTGCGCGGGTGACTCCTCGTCCTCGGACGGTGGCTGTACCGGCGCCGGAGGAAAGTACAGCGTCGGGTCCACACCGATCTCCTGCAGCAGATTCCGCGCCTCGTCCTCCACCTTCACAACCTCGTTAGGGCTCGGACGCCCCATCGGCCGGCGACGCAGGCCGACCTGCGACCGCAGGTAATCCTGAAGGCTCATGCCAGCAAGCTGCGCGAGATGCTCGACGTACATCCTCTCCGCGACGTTGAATGTCACTTTCACAGTGACAGCAGCAAGAACCGGTGACGTTTTCATAATCACACATCCTACCGGCATCTCGGCCGCTCATGCAATGAATTGGGCCTGACTTTCACCGGATTCGGCCGCCCTACGCCCAAAATGGCCTTTTCTCTATACGCGAGAACGTCTTTTTTCTGTGCGAGAAGTCATACTTTTGAGAGCAGGATGTATGGGTACAACGGGTACATGAGTACAAGACACAGCCTCACGCGTGATGATTGCTCCTCCTGCTTTTTCCTATGAAGTAAGTCTTCTCATACAGAAAAAAGAACTGCCTATATAGAGGAAATGCTGTCTTCCCGAACTGGGCTTCGTCGCGCTGTGGTGGTTGGGGCCAGTGTGGATAAGCGCATTCCCACGAGAGGGCTGTGTGGCACTGTGAAACTAATTAGGCAATTCAATGCCGAATGGGTATTGACGAGCTCCCGATCCGCTGGTATCACAAGAACAGAGCGGAACGTTTCTGTTCTGCATATGATCGAGAGCCGGGACTCTCTGCCAATCTCATTCCCGTTACCAAGTTCGCGATAGACCCATGCCCAAAACAGCAAAGCAGCAGTCTGAAACCATTCCGCTCTTCTCGTGCGATGGCGTGCGAATGGATCGCATCAACCTTGCTCGCCTAGCTGTCCTCCAGGAGCTTGGCCGCATCAGCAGGCTCGTCATCCACCGCAAGGGCTACATCAACGGTGCTTTTCTCACGCGCCTGCTCAGTGAGCCCAGGCCGACGACACTGGGCAGTTACGCGGGTACACGCTACGGCTTCCGTCAGCGCCTGTCCGATGGCCATGTGACATATCGCTTGCGCGCGCTCGGTGACCATCCGTTTGGATCGGAGTACGATCTCGCTCCGGACAGTACGCGCCCGATCTTTTTGCGCGTGTTGCTGGATTGCATGGAACGGCCAGCAGGCCCGTCCGGCCATGCGCCACGTGGAAACGTGCACCGGTGCGCTCGTGACGCCGCACGCGCCAACGTGGGCGTAAGGCCCGGCGTTTAGGACGCTGTTCGAGATTCCGCAGTCTCTCGTCGTGGCCGGCCGATTCTGGTCGGCTCTGTTTCTTTCCCGCCGAAATGTCAGAAACGCAGATCGAGTTCTCAACCGCGATCGTGCTTCGGCCAATCTCTTCGCTCGCTCCGTACGCCGGCAACGCGCGGACGCACAGCGAGGAACAGATCGAGCAGCTCGTCCACTCGATTCGGCGCTTCGGCTGGACCAATCCGGTCCTGGTCGGGGCCGATGGCACGATCATCGCCGGACACGCCCGGGTGCTGGCCGCGCGCAAGCTGGGCATGGCTGAAGTGCCATGCCTCGTGCTCGACCACCTGAGCGAAGCTGAGCAGCGCGCGCTGGTCCTGGCTGACAACAAGCTGGCATTGAACGCAGGGTGGGATGAGGCCATGTTGCGCGCCGAACTGCAGGCGTTGCAGGACGATGACTTCGACGTGGAAGCCATCGGCTTTAACGACGACGAGCTTCGTGCGCTGCTGGAGGATCCTGCTGGCGACGGTCAGACCGCGGAAGAGCCTGCGCCGGAGGACAGCGCGCCGGAGGCGCCGTCGGACCCGGTCACGCGCGCTGGCGATATCTGGTGCATTGGCCCGCACCGGCTGATCTGTGGAGACTGCCGCGACAGGGATGTGGTCAAGTTGCTCATGGCCGGCCAGCTTGCCAATGTGGCAATCACTTCTCCGCCCTACGCTTCGCAGCGCGAGTACGACGCGTCGAGCGGTTTCAAGCCGATCCCGCCGGACGAGTACGTGGACTGGTATCGCGCGGTCGCTGACGGCATCGAGACGGTGCTCGCTGCCGATGGCTCTTACTTCCTGAACATCAAAGAGCACGCCCAGGATGGGCAGCGCAGCCTGTACGTGAAGGACTTGACGCTGGCGCACGTGCGGCAGTGGGGCTGGATGTTCGTGGACGAGTTCTGCTGGCGCAAGACCGACAATGGCGTGCCCGGCAAATGGCTCAACAGGTTCAAGAACGCATGGGAACCGGTCTTCCACTTCACCCGCCAATCGGAGATCAAGTTCCGGCCGACGGCGGCGGGGCATGTTTCGGAGGATTGTTTCGATTACTCACCAGACAATCCAAAGTCGACCTCCGGGAGTGGGTTGCTGGGTACGGGTCCGCGCGGCGGCGCGGCAGGTCAGCACGGTGCCACCGAGGAGGATGGCAAGTATACTGGCATCGCCTGGCCCTCGAATGTGATCGAGTGCAAGACAGAATCGGCCCAGGGTTCCCACTCGGCGCCCTACCCGCGGGTTCTGGTCGAATTCTTCATCAAAGCGTTCTCGGATGAAGGCGACATCGTGTTCGACCCCTTCATGGGGAGTGGCACGACCATGGCCGCCGCGCACGTTCTCAACCGAGCCGGTTATGGCTGTGAGATCAGCCCGGCATATTGCGACGTGATCCTCAACCGGATCAGCAAGCTGACAGGCAAAGAGCCGTACCTCGAGGTTGACGGCCGCACCTTCGCGCAGGTGGCTGCATTCCGGTTTGCCGAGGTCTTACGGAAAGCATCGTGATCGATCTCTCCCATTTGAAAATTCAGGTCTGGCCCATCGGTGACCTGATTCCGTACGAGCACAACTCGAGGACGCACTCGCCCGAGCAGATCGCACAGGTCGTGAAGTCCATCCAGGAGTTTGGGTGGACCTGCCCGATTCTTGCCGGCGCGGACCGTGGAATCATCGCAGGCCATGCGCGTCTGGAAGCTGCGCGCGAGCTGAAGATGACCGAAGTGCCAGTCATCGTCCTACCGCATTTGAACGAAGCGCAGCGTCGTGCATTGGTCATCGCAGACAACCGGATCGCTGCGAACGCCGGGTGGGATGAAGCGCTGTTGCGCGAAGAGATCCAGAGCTTGCAGGTCGAAGACTACGACTTGGAAGTGTTGGGCTTCAGCGATGACGAACTTGACGCGCTCCTCGCGGATCCGGTCGAGGAAACGGCCGGCAAAACGGACGAGGACGCGGTGCCGGAGGCAGAGGAGCACGTGGTCAGCACACTCGGCGACGTGTGGCTCCTGGGCCAGCACAGGCTGCTCTGTGGCGACTCTACGCAAACGGCTGCAGTCGAAACGGTCATGGCTGGAGGCCTGGCGGATATGGTCTTCTGCGACCCGCCGTACAACGTCAACTACGGCGCGACGATGAAGGACAAACTCCGCGGCAAGTCGGATCGCAAGATCGCCAACGACAATCTGGGCAGTGAGTTTGAGAAGTTCCTGCACGATGCCTGCGTGAACATGCTGGCCGTCGCCAAGGGCGCGGTCTACATCTGCATGTCTTCCTCGGAACTTCACACGCTCGAGAAGGCGTTCACCGAGGCCGGCGGCCACTGGTCGACGTTCGTGATCTGGGCGAAGAACACGTTCACGATGGGGCGTGCGGATTACCAGCGCCAGTACGAACCGATCCTCTACGGCTGGAAGGAAGGCACGGATCACTTCTGGTGCGGGGCCCGCGACCAGGGCGACATCTGGTTCATCAAGAAGCCGCATGTCAACGATCTGCACCCGACCATGAAACCGGTCGAGCTGGTCGAGCGTGCAGTGCGCAACTCGAGCAAGACGCGGGACACAGTGCTCGATCCCTTCGGCGGCTCCGGCACGACGCTGATTGCTTGCGAGAAGACAGCACGCCAGGCGCGGCTCATCGAACTCGATCCCAAATATTGCGACGTGATCGTGCGCAGGTGGCAAGAGTTCACCGGCGAGACAGCGACGCTGGAAGCAACCGGCGAGCAGTTCAACGCGATCGAGCCGCACGAGGTTGCGGCGTAAGTGAGGCCCGTGAACCTTCCGGGACTTCAGGAGTAGATGAGCCAGTGAATCTGGCGCGGCCCGGGCCCAGCATGGCTACTGGGCGAGCAGTCCAATGGACGGGAAGCGCACTTACAAGGAGCGCACATCACACTTCGCGCCATTGCGCCGCGCCTGATAACATGCTGGCGTGAGGAGTGGATCACGGAAACGCCAGATCAAGCAGTCTCAAATGCCAGCGCCAGCGGCCAGGACAGGCGTCGGTACGAGCGTGGGGCCCACGACACGCAGGTGGCTTTATGCCGCTCTCACACTACTTGTCGCCGCTGGTGTGAGCGTTTGGGCAACTCTCCGCTTCAGAGAATCTGGCAAGCATGAACAAGCACTCCTGATCGCAGGCCTTGCGGGGGTGACCTTCGTGTTCGCAGCCGCACTCTGCGCCGGGCAAGCCGTGTTGCTCTGGATTGACGCTCATTTCGGCCTCAACAACTTCGTTTGGCCCCGGCGGAAAAAGGCAGTCTCTCAAGACTCGCGCTGGCGTTGATCGAAGAGATACTGCATTATCGGGTCCGCTTCCGATAACTCCCGCAAAACCGCGATATCGGAGATCGACCCACTAGCCCGCAATGCTTGAACTTCAGATCGAAGCCGACGTGCAGGCCGCGGTGGGCGCGCTCGACGCGGTCCGTGTGGATCAGCTTCCATTCGCTCTAAGCCTGGCACTCAACCGGATCGCGCAGGCGGCAAAGAAGGCCGTCACCGCGGAGATCGCGACCAAGTATCGCAACCGCAGTGGCTCGCTAGCATTCCTGATGCAGGGCGTCCGGATGGATCCAGCGACCAAGCTCAACCCGACCGCGACCGTCTACGACGTGGACTGGTTCATGGCTTACCAGGAAGAGGGCGGCCGGAAGCAAGCGTCGGGGAACAAGTGGGAGCGGATCCGGGCGGCGGCCATTGACGGCGTCAGAGTTCCGCCCTCGGTCACCGCAGTGCTCGCACAGCACGGCAGCGGTTACTTCATCAACCAGTTCCGCTTGACAGGCGAGTGGTTCCTGGGGCATCGCTACATCACAGGCAAGGATGATATTCGCTACCGCCACGGTGGCGAAAGGAACTTCGATAACGGCAACCCGGGCTTCTCTGTGGTGATGCTGCTCGAAAAGGCAGTGGATGTGAAGCCCACGTTCGGGATGCGCGAGACGGTGGAGAAGACCGTCGAGACCGGCTTCGCCGCGGCGTTCCGCGAGGCTGCGGAGCAGGCCATGGCGACGGCGCGGTGATCGTCGTCGTGCGATCACCTGTTGCATTTTCTGCAACTGCTCGAGCGGCCGGCCATGCCTGCCTAGTGGTTATGGCAGATCAGATCGAAGCGAAATGATGCTGACAAGTGGCGCGATTGACACAACGCGAAAGTTCGGCGATAGCGCCAAGTCCTTCGTAACTAGAGGCTTGCGGGTCCTCCCTGCGCCTCGCGAGAGCGCCGGTGCAGCGACGCGCGGCGCTCGTCCAGCGACGGGTTGTAAACCGGGGTTGCAACCGCGGTTGCATGGGTTGCATGGGCGGTTGCACCCGATCCGATCAGTTTCATGCGCTTAACGGCCGTCTCGATCTCAAAATCGCTCGGTGTCAGCCGCCAGGCGGTGGACAAAGCCATCAAGCGGGGCCGGATCGACCCGAACAAACCGATCGAGCAGATCCTCGTCGATTGGAAACGGAACGCGGACCCGCTACAGCGCGCAAGAGGGCTGGCTGCGGTCGCAGAACAGCCCGCGCCGGTGCAGACAATTCGCCGTCCGACGCCCGCGCCTGCCGCTCGCCGCGCCGCGGACGAGGACTCTGATGGCGGCGGGCCTGCCCGGCTGGGCGGCCTCAGCAAGTTCGACTTGGAGATGCGGGACATGGCGGTCCGGCTCAAGCTGCGCCAGGTTGCGCTGCGTGAGAAAGAGGGCGCACTCGTTCGTGCAGATGAGGTCCGCGCAGCCTGGTCTGGTCTGGTGCTGAACGCGAAGTCGCGACTGCTGCAGATGGGCGACGAGCTGTCGGATGCACTGGCATGCTCCCCGGACCGCGTCCGCTGCAAGCAGCTCATCGACGACAAGGTGTTTGAGATCCTGAACGAGCTCGCCCGGTACAAGCCCGAAGAATGAAGGTCGAGGATGTAGTCACTGGTGTCGCGAAGCTTTGGGCTCCGCCCCCGCGCCAGACGGTTTGCGAGTGGGCCCAAGATCACTTCATCGTCACCACCGGCGCGAACAAAGGACGCTTCCGGCCCGCTCCATATCAGGTCGAACCGATCAACGCGATCGGCGATCCAGCGATCAACGAGATCGTGATCATGTCGGCGACGCAGTTGTTGAAGACGATCACGCTTCTGGTTGGGATCACCTACGTCATCGCACGTGATCCGGATCCGATCATGGTCGTGATGCCGCGCGACTCGGACGTCGGCAAGTTTTCTAAGTTCCGCTTGGCATCGACGTTGCGGGAGATGCCGGTGCTGCACGGGCTAGTTTCGGATCCCAAGTCGCGCAACTCCTCGACGACGATCGACACGAAGGATTTCCCGGGCGGCCCGCTGATCATGACCGCCGCAGGCTCGCCGGCGAACCTGGCGGCGTACGCGATCCGGTACCTGTTCTGCGACGAGGTCGACAAGTATCCCAAGTCGTCGGGTGGTGAGGGCAACCCG